TTTTAATTGTTTCGCATACTCTTCTAATGGCACACCTAATTTTTTAGCAATTGCTACCTGTGATGATGTGAGTCTCACAGTTTGGCGACCAGGTTTAACGCTCCGCGTAGCTGACGCTACAGTTTGAGTAGGTTTAGTCGAGTCCTTTGTTTCAGTATTACCAAATTTATGCGGAAAGTCAAGACGCATTCGTCTATCTATCTCAGCGTAGTAATCGTCTGAATGTGGGTCAAAGCCTTCTTGTTTAGTTAGCTTCTCATGTAAATCAAATGCAGTGTATGTCATTGCATTATCTTTACCAAACCAATCGTTGTTATCAGCCCACGCTTCTGCTTTTGGATCAGCAGGTGGTGCTTGAACGGCTTGGTCTAATGATCTTGGTGCAACTGGTGTTTGCGCTGCTTGTTGGTATCTATTTTTAAGTGTATTAACTTTAGATTCCTCAACACCAATTCTAGCAATTTCTTTTTGAGCATTAACTTCAGCATCAATATCACCAGCTTCTCTTGCTCTTAATAATTGTGCTTTAGCTGACTCAATACCATTTTTTAATTTACCTTCCATAGCATTTACATAGCCAGGTTCAAGTTTAGAAACTTTTTGTTTTAATTGTTCTAATTCAACTTGACCTCCTTTAGCAAATTCTAAAGCAGCTTCTCTTTGTCTTTCTGCTTCACGCCATTTTTTAGTAAGTTTAGAAATTCTTTTTTTAACTCCCTCACTATATTCTTCCAGTTCTTCTTTTGGTTCTTCAGTTTTTTTTTCTAACTTAACTGCTCTTTCGTTTTCAAAAGATTTATCTTCTGCTGGTGCTTTTGGTTCTTCTTTTATTTCTTCAACAATAACTTCGTCTATTGGTGCTTCTGTTACTTTTGTTTCTTCTAATTCAACATCTGCACCGGGTCCCGATGTATCGATGTCAACTAGGTCTTGTTTATTGTTTTCTACGTCTGGCATAGTTTACTCCTTCTATGATTATATATTATGCAACACTGCTTCAGGATCTTTTATAGTTCCTAAAACCTCGTCGTCGTTTAATAGACGAACTTCTCCGCCTTCTATTGGTAATCTTGATCCTGCGTATCTTGCAAAAATAACCCAATCACCTTTCTTACACCAAGGTCCTGTTGGAAATTTTTCTTTGTCGTGATAACACAATGGTCCAACCTTTAAAACATAACCACAGTTTGTAGCTATTCTTAATTTTTCTAAAGATTCTTGTGCCATAATTATGCCACCTTTAGTTTTCTCTTTCGGTGTGAAAGGTAAAACTAAAAGCCTGTAACCAGATGGTTCTGGTAACTGGTCTTTTACGTCTTTGATGTTTTCTGGATTTAATGGTTCTTTTTCTACAACCATTTTTTTTGTTTCTTTGTATTTTTCTTCTAGGGCGTTCCTATGTTTTGGAACTTCCTTCGTTGATGTCGATAACTTTTCCGTGCTCATTTTTTTGCTCCTTTTCTTCTAGCAGGTTAGAGATTTCCTGTAATAGATATTGATATGTTCTTGCTTGTCCTAACATATATTGATATTTTTCCATATTGTCAACACCTCCACTAATCATGGAGTCACCAACTCTTTGTAAGCTTTCTCGCATCATTTTTTGTAGTTTTGATACGACTACTAACGGATCCATCATGTCTATGCTTTTGTTGGTTTGTCTTTTTTGCCATTTACCATAGTTTTTAATACTTTAGCTTGGCCTGCATGTAATTTAGAAGCTTTGTTTAAACCTTTAATTACTTTTTGTATTTTTGCTTTTTTTGTCATATTAACATTTCCATTTTCTAAGTGCTTTAGATAATCTATCGTCACCTGTGTTGTTACTTGGTTTTTGTCTCTTTCTCATACCTTTCATTCTAGCGCAGAATGATTTTTTTCTTGCTCCACCTTCTGGTTGTGGTGCTTTTAAATCTGATCCTGGATTAGCTGCTTCATAAGACTTACGTCCTTTTTCATTCAGTCCACCAGATTTAGATTTACCTTCAGATCTAGTCCACGCAGGAGAACCACCTCTTTTAAGAAGTATTCTACTCATGCCCCTAGACTTTAACATTACGCTTTAGCTGTCTTTGCTGCTTGTTTAAATTGTTTAGCAGTAGGTCTTCCTTTGTCTCCAGCTTTTGCCATAGTCTCACCTGAACCCTCTTTGATTCTTTTTTGCTTTGCGTGAATGTTTGCGTAAAGTCCCCCGCCGCCAGCTTTATTTACTCTGCCACCGTCACGGTAATTTGCTCTTTTACTTCTTCCTTTAATTTCTTTTCCAGGCATTATACTTTACCACCTTTTTTCATTGCTCTTCCGCCACCAGCGTAAGCTATTCCACCACCCATAAATTTAGAACGTTCATCTTTAATCATTCCTCCGTCCATATTTTTATTCATAGATCTTTCTATAGCCATTCCTCTTTTTTTTTCGTAACTACTTAATGATCCATCATTATCTAGGTCTGCTTTTTTTGGATTTTTTAACATTATTTTTTACCTCCGTTGTTTCTAAATATTTGTGTACCCTTTATACCAAATATACTAGCGCATACAAGCACCCATAAATTAGTAAACCATTTGGGTAATGCTTGGAAATGCTCAAAGAACACTTTTATCTTCTCCATAGCTTGTGGATCATCTGACCAGACCCCATATGCAAGCACTAAAATTGGTAGTGTTAATATTGCAAGAACTACCTCGTCCTTATAATCATTTTGACGAGCTTCGAGGAGCTTGCCACTAAATTCTAACTCACCTTTAGCCATTTTAGATGCATGTTGTGCTTGTGCATCAGCCATTAGCATTTGAGTTTCTTTTTTCTTTTTGTAAATATGTGTTCCAGCGTTTAACGCTAGTTTAAGTGCACCAAACCACATTATGCACCCACCTTTTTCATAGCTTTAATGTGTGATTTTTTAAAGTTCACACCTTTTTTCATATCTTTTTTCATTTGCGCCATATGTTTTGTCGTATGGTGTATTTTATGTTTTGTTAAAGTTTTCTTTTCTTTTTTATCAATCATGTAATTAATTCCCCATACTTTTTATCATTGCTAGTTTTTCTCTGGCTTCATTAGCCATTTCTTGTTTTTCAATAGAAGTATCAGCTCTAAGTTCTGCTAACTCTTCAGTTTGATCTAGTTTTTCTGATTGTACGCTTTGATTCATCATAGATTTCATTTTATCTAGATTTAATCTATCTTCAGCATCTTTTTTCTTCTGTTCGTTGTCTTGAGCTCTAATATCTAACTCTCTTGCTCTTAATTGTGCAATAGGGTCGTTACCAAAGTCTCCAGTAATTGCTTTTTCTTCCTTCATATAGTCTTCAGTCATGTCAGCAATTAAAATAGCTTTTCTAGCTTCAATTTTTTGTTGTAACGGCACCATTTGTTGTTGAATTTGTGGATTCTGTTGCGCCATCTGTTGCATTTTTGCCAGTTCTTGTAATTCTCCTCTAAATTCTAACTCAATTTGCTCTTGACCCATTAAACTTATGTGTTCCATACAGTTCTTTTGTACGGCAGCACTAACCATGGGTGCATTTCTAGCTAAATTAGTTGCAAGAAAATTTAAATGAGCTGTCATGTGTGCTCTGTGGTCTTGACCTGGAAAAGCTTGGAATGGTTTTGAACCCATTGCTGCAATATGTTCTAGTGCAGGGTCTAATGGTGTTGGTTGTTGTGGTTTAATTAAAATTGCATCAATGTTTTTTACACCTAAGGCCTCATACATGTTTCTGTATACTGCATACTGATTGTGTATTTGTGGATTAGCTGCTGCTAGTTGCATTTCTGTTTGTGCAAGTGATATTCTTTGTGTTTGAGAAAATATATTAGGATCTGAAACTGGTAAAATATCTATCTTGTCATCAAAGTCCATTTGTTTAATTTGTTTCTGTCCACCAATAACATCGTATGGATACTCTGGTGGTAAATAAGTTTTAAATACTCTAGCAAGAATAGTAAATTCTTTTTTCATAGCAGCATACAATCTTTTGTGTATGGCTGACATAACTCTAGATCCTCTTTCCAACATAGCTACTGTCGTGCCCACTGCTGCTTGTTGATTCCCGTCTCCTACTTGCATATCGGCAATCGAAGCGAATCGTTGCCCTGCTTGTACCACGACACCCATAAGTTGTAATAAAGTCTGTGACGGCTCTTTAAACGGTAGTGTCATGAAGGCATCTTTTAGATTTCCGCCTGGAGCATCTACGTCTCGGAATTCACCTGGTTGAATAGATTGTGCCTCGTCTCTCATCTTAATACCACGCATTTTAAATCCTGCGGGTAAGTTAGACAAGGTACCAGCGTCGAGCAATTGTCTTAGTGCTGCTGTTGCTGTTCTTGATAAGCCACCTATCATGTGAGTTAAACCAAAACCGTAAAAACCTAAACCAGGTAAAAATTTAAAATGAATAAAATAATTAATTTTAGTTTTCATAATATCTTCTGCTGCAAAGTTTCTTCTGATTGATAATATTTTTCTTGCACCTTCTTCTAAAGTTACAATGTAAGGAAGTTTAATTCCTGTTGGTGTCTCATCTTCACCTAAATCTTGAAAGCCTTCTAGATCTAAATTAACGTGGCACTCTAACAGAGTAAACATCTTTTGATCTTTACCTCTACTTGTTCCTTCTAATTCTCTTTGTACTTTTTCTGAAGCTGTTTCTTCCATGTACGATGGATCAATTTCTATGTCTTTATAGAATCCACCTACTTGTTGTTTTCTTAAATCGTTTTCTGTCATACGCACTTTGTGAATTATAGATTCACAATCATCTAATGATGTTGCAGTGTATGGTACAACAATGTCATCAGCCGGTACAAATTTAGATACGGCTCTTTGCATAATCTCATCGTAGTAAACTTTTTTAAATGCAGATCCTGCTAATGGTAAATAAAATAACATCTGGTCAAACTCTGCCTCGTACTCTGGCATTTGTGTCATCAATTGATAATTCATAAATTCTTTAACTCTTACAGATTGAGCTTCTTTTTCAGGAGTAGGTATTCCAATAAGTTGAGTTCTAACAGGGCCATCTGCTGGTAATAATTCTTTGTATGCTTGTGCTTGAAACTGAGTTACAGCTTCTGCTAATACTGGGTGAGTTGCACCTGAGGCACCTTTAAAAGGTTCTGTTCTATCGTCATAATTAAAACCTAGAAGTTCTAGTCCTTGTGTGTAAGTTCTTTCCCAATCTTTTCTAGATGCTTTGTAATCCATGTAATTGTCAGATAGTTCTGCACCTAATGAATTTAATACATCGTCTGGTAAATATTCAGCGAGATTCGAGAAATGGTTCTCACCACCTTCTACATTAACCTTTGAGGGATCAAAGTTTATGTCAACACTACCGTCTTCATTCTCTTGAACTTCAACTGGACCCTTACTATCAGGCAGTCCTGTCTCTTGTTCAAACTCTACTTGTAACTCTTCCTCGCTAGGAATGTTAACTTCTTTTCTTATCTCGTTGGGTAATACTTTGTCTGTTGCCATTTATTTTTTCCAGTTTCACTGTCTTAACAGTATTATTCTTAATATTCAAGCCCTGTGGGTTAGGTCCTCTTTTTGGTGGTGGTCCTGATTTTTTTCCTAATGTCATTATAATCCTAAAATTCTAGCTATCCCGCCGCTCGCCATTCGTACCCTGCCACCGGATGCTTTTTTAACTCTGCCACCTTTGTTAAATACATACTTGCCACCAATAGCAAATGTTTTGTCTCCACTAAATGGTTCTATTTCACCACCAGCAGTAAAAAAAATATCACCTTCTTTATCACCAAGTGTTTTTTCATAACCTAGTGTACCACCTCTATCTTCAGATAATAAATTGTCACCTCTTGCATAAAAACCATTTTTTTCAAGAGCTAAGTTTAAATTAGGTATACTACCTCCTTCTAAAATTTCTTTAGAAATGTCGGCACTTAGTATTCCATTATTGTAACTAAGTTTAGGTTTTAGATCAGAACTTTTGTATGTTTCTCCGTCAAAAGTTTGAGTACCGGCACTACCTGTAAGATTTGCATTAATGTTGTCTGCTAGCTTAAATGTTTTATCTAATTCTATATTTGTTTCTCTATAGTCATCTTCATTAAATACAGAACCTTTTAACTCATTGTTATAGTTAAAACCAAGTTCGCTGTTTAATAACTCACTGTCGTTAGTGTTGGCTGCTGCTGTTAAATTTAAGTCTCCAAGATTAAAATTAGCTCCACTGGTTAATTTACCTTCTTCTAAATTAGGGCTACTAAAATCAAAATTACCTATTGTATATTCACCACTTGTTATTGATTGTTCACCTTCAGTGTCTATTGATCTTTGTAATTTTAAACCATCTATAGGTTCTATTTCTAAATCTACTACAGCCGCATCTATTGCTTCTTTAGCATTTTCTTTATTAACCATTCCATTTTTATCAATTATTTCTTTTTCAGGGTATTTTAAATCTAATTTTACAAGTTTGTTTTTAAGTAAATTTTTTTCTTTTATTTTTAGTTCTCTAAAATCTCTAAAAGACATACTCCTAAACATGGGGCTTTCTTCTTTTAATTTTTTAAACTCTTCAACCAATGCAAACATTTCTGTTTCTTTAGTTTTTTTTATCTCTTTTTTTGTTTTTGGAATAAAAGGTGTGGCTTTTTCTACTGCTTTTTCCTCAAGAATAGTTTCAAGTTTTTTTTGATCAGAGGTTAGTTCAGCCATTAGTAATACTTCTTTGTTGTTTTAAAAATCTTCTCGTCTTTATAATCTTCTGGGTGAGGGATTAATCCTCCCTGTCTAAATCGCATGACAGCTTGAGTCATACTATCAACTAAGTCATCATGATCGCCATAAGGGAACGCTGCGCACTCCTCAATGACCTCTTCCGCAAACTTTCGCTCCGGTGCCCATATCATACCACTTTCAAACAAAGGTGCAACAGAATTAACTCTAGTGTGTTTATCATTACCTCTCGATGGTGTGTAGTTAACAACTGGTATTCCCATAGCTCTAAGTTCATACGTCAGTGGTAGTCCACTAGCTTTCGCCTCAACCAACACAGTCTCTGGCTGCCAGTAATCATATTGCTCTTTAGCAACACGACGAAGTTCTGGAAACTCGTATCTACCTTTTAGTGAATCTAGTAATATTAAATTAGATGGACTGTCCTCATTCTCTCGAAACACGCCCCACGTTGTGATAGCCGAGTAATCGGCTGTCTCCTTTTTCATAAACGCTGTGTCATAGGATTGTATGATATGCTCTAGTTGTGGCATGTCATCTTTCTCCCAAACTTTCCACCACTCACGTTTAATGATAGCACCTTCCTCAGACGTTGGGTTTTGCATCCACTGTGCGTTCCATTTAGGAATTGATAGCGATGCCTTAACCGCTTCTAGTTCTTCAAGTTTCCAATAACCTGGCCAAACGGGTTTACCTGTAGGCATGATAGCTGGAAACTCAACTAGTTCCCATTGATCTGATTTTAATTCTTTTTGGTGTTTTAATAATTGCCCTGTTAAATCTTTAGTATTCCATCTAGTCATTACTACAACTATTGCTCCACCGGGTTGTAACCTTTGACGAGGTCCTGATGTATACCATTCATAAGCCCGTTCAAGAGCTGTTAGGTTCATTGCGTCTTGCTCTGAGTGTGGATCATCTATTACAAGTAAATCTGCACCACGACCTGTTATTGCTCCACCAACACCAGATGCAAAATACTCACCACCTTGTGCTGTCTCCCAACGTCCTGCAGCTTGCGAGTCTTCTCTTAATCTTGTCTCGAAAACTTCTTTGTACTCAGGACTATCCATTAGTGTTTTAGCTTTACGCCCGAATCTGATTGCTAGTTCACCGGTGTGGGTTGTCTGGATTATCTTAAGTTTGGGTCTACGACCAATCATCCAAGCGGGCAGCAAGGAGCTAGCGAACTC